CACGCAGATATGGTGCAACAGAAAAACCGTCTGCTGGGAATTGAGCCCCTGTATATAGTCGGCGACCCGTCGATCAAAAATACAGACCCTATCACAGCAACTAGCGTGCAGATAGAGTACGTTAATGCTGGGGTTCCCATCCTTCCTGGTAATAATGACGTGAAGGCTGGGATCAATGCAGTTGCCCATATGATCGAGACAAAGCAGTTGTTGATTACGGCAAACTGTCTGAATCTACTTAGGGAACTCTCTAGATACCGTTGGGCTACTTGGTCATCTAAGAAACTCGCTGGTGATCGGAATGTAAAGGAGGAACCACACAAGAAGGACGACCATGCTTGTGACGCATTGCGTTATCTCATAGCAAGCCGACCTCAATTTGATGCAACTCCTGATCCAAAGCTTGAGAACATCCTCAATGCTCCGACATTATTGGACCCAACGAAGCCGAGAATTGACGAGGAACTACGGCGCCTCGTCCAAACCAATCCCGAATATGCTAAAACTCCAGATTACTGGATGGGAGGCGAGTTTTAATGTCCGATACCGCTACAAAGGACACGAAGGAAAAGGAACCTGAGAAGCCCAAGGGTCAGGTTTCTATCGTTATTAATGGCGAAGATACAGGTGCAATTGAAGGTGATATCTCTACTGTCACGCTTCAAACCGCTCGGGCTAGCTATCCGGTTCCTGTTGCTCCTGGGGAAATGGTAATTCTTTACGTTGTTGGCGGTGATGACGTCAAGCAGGGTGGAGTTACCAAGGAAAAGCAGGAAATGAACAAGCAGAGGGAAGAAGCCGAAAAGGCTGCTACCACCCCTCCCGAATCGGAGGAGAACCAGAAGGACAAGGAGAAGGAATCTACTACTCCGTCATCCTCTGGTACTTCTTCGAGTGCCACTAAGAAGTAGCTATGGCTGGAACTCTTCGGATCAAGATCAATGGAGAGACTGTTTCAGCCTACTCCTTTGATTCCCTAGAGGGAGTTAATCTCCACGGTCAGAATCAGACGTCATACTACAGGGCGGCTAATCCTGAGAGTGATATGTCCTATATCGACATTCTCGGTGAGAATGTTCAAATGTCCTCAGAACAGCCGCAAGATCCAGAACCTGATCCTGAGCCTCAGCCACGTTCATCGTTTTAAACCCAATTCCCTGGTCAACTAGCAGTAGGACGATCATGTTTCACCGAATTTTAGAAAAGCCAATGGCACCGCCAGCTTGTTGTAAGATTTGTGGTGCAGCTTCGGATTCTGAGCGAGAATACTGGGTTGATACAGGGACGTGGGAAGAATTCTACGGCGCCGTCTACTATTGCGCTGTATGTTTTGAAGAAATCGCGGCGCTCGTAGGATTGATTCCAACCAAGGAAGCGAACAGAATTAAGGGGCAGTTGGAAGATGCCAGATCAGAAATCAGGGAACTCAAGTCCAGCATTGCTGCTCTTTCTAGCCTCGGCATTGATGTTGTTACAATTAGCGGGTTTGTTAAGGATCATCCAATCTCTCTTGAAGAAATTGGAGACGGACTCGGAGAAAACATCGATCGAGCGGCAACGGTTGTTGAACAAGCTGCTAGCCAAGGACCCAATGACGTTTCAGATTCTAAACAACGACGGAAGTCAAAATTGGATATCGACGTCGGATGAGGTTCGTAACGACGATCAATCGGAGATAGCCAAGTCTGGTGGGGTTGAAGGCGTTGGGGATACTTCGTTCGACTTTGACTTCGGCAAGGACTTGGAAGAACTGGGAATTGAGCAGGTATGAGTGACTTGTCACAGTTACTAGGACAAATGCCAGGTGGAAATGGTGGGCCACCTCAAACTGGTATGCCTCAAATGGGCGGACCGATGGATATGTCCGCCATGCAGGCCCCAGTTGCAGAGAATAAAGCTGATAGTATGTCAATTGACGAGAAGAATAAGGTTCTCGCCAAATTGAACAATATGTTCTCTGCGTGTCGTCAGGCTCGGGTTCCATTTGAACGTCAATGGTACATGAACATGGCGTTCTTTTTTGGAAAGCAATACGTTGTGTGGGCGCCCGGTGCAGCTGGATCAGTTACTCGGCTCTATGAACCTCCCGCTCCACAATGGCGTGTTAGAATGGTGATTAACAAAGTTCGACCGAATGTTCGGTTTGAGTTGACGAAGATCACCAAAGAACAACCACAGACGTATGTGATTCCAGGTTCAACCGAAGAAGCTGATGTTGCGGCTGCTCGGGCTGGTGAGCATATTGTCGAATACGAGATGCGAGAACTCAATTACGATCGCATTCTTCGTCGTGCTACTTTCTGGGCGTTGATCTGCGGAACATCGTTTATGAAGACGTATTACGATGAGGAACAAGTTGACCCGTCAGGAGTTAATGGAAAAATCTGTGTGGAACCCATCAATCCATTCCACGTATTCGTTCCACTCATTCAAGAGGAAGAAATCGAGAATCAGCCGTATCTGATTCATGCAATGACGAAGCCCAAAGAATGGGCTGACTGGCGATTTGATAAGAGTCTGACTACAGAATCATCTGCTGGATCGGGTGTTCTTGAACAGCAGTTCTTGAATGCTCTCGGAGTTACGGCTAACATGCCAAAAAATCAGGTCTATATCAAGGAAGCTTGGATTAAACCTTGTAAGGATTATCCAGATGGAGCACTCGCTTCTTGGTGTGGTTCTGAGTTGTTAACTCTTTACGATCAGTGGCCTTACGAGAACATGGATTACCCCTTCGCTAAGTTAGATCATATTCCTACAGGTCGATTCTACGCTGAATCTACGATTACGGACGTGATTCCCCTACAAAGGGAACTCAACCGCACACGTTCGCAAATTGTAGAGGCGAAGAATCGAATGGCTAAGCCGCAGCTTCTTGCTGCGAAGGGTTCCGTGGACGTCAACAAGATAACCTCGGAACCTGGCTTAGTCATTCTTTATACGCCAGGATTCCAGCCACCTCAACCTCTCCCACTTTCTCCGCTTCCGAACTACATTGCTGACGAACTTCAAAGGATTCAGCAAGACATTGACGAACAAACCGCAGCTTACGAGATTACAAAGGGAAAGACTCCGCCAGGAGTTGAGGCTGCAAGTGCGATTGCATATCTACAGGAAGCGAACGATACTAAGTTTGCACACACAGTTGCATCACTTGAGGAAGCAACAGAGAAGGTAGGCCAGCAGATTCTCGGCTACGTAGCTCAATACTGGGATATTGGGCGAAAAGTCAATGTACTCGGGGATAATAATGTCTACGAAGCCTATCAGTATTCTAAGATCAGCATCAAGGGAAACACTGATCTTCGGGTAGAGTCTGGTTCTGCTGCTCCTAGAAGTCGTGCAGCGAAGCAGGCATTCATCACAGAGATTGGTAAGCTAGGCTGGATTACTCCTGAGAAAGCTCTCCAATACCTCGACTTGGTTGAGACTGGGAAGTTGTACGAGGAATCTCAGGTAGATGCTCGTCAAGTTCAACGTGAGAATTCCAAAATGTCTGCAACTGGTATGGCTCTGCCGATTAATGAATGGGACAATGATGCTGCACATGACCAGTATCATTCTCAGTACATGAAAACTCAGGAATTCGAGAATCTTGATCCGCAAATTCAGCAAAGTCATGTTCAGCACTTGATGTTGCATCGGCAGAGAATCCAGACTACAGCAATGCAAGGAATGGTGCCTCCCAATCAAGGGGAGCAGGCACCACAGCCGCCGCAATTACCACCAGGACAGGAAGCAGCGCCACAATGAGTGATCTAGGATTTCAACTTGACGGATCAGATCCAGAGCAGCCGCAACCGGGTCAGGAGCAAATCTCTCCTGATTCTCTTGCTAATCCGTTCTTGGCGAAAATTCCCGAAGCAGATCGGGCAATTGTCGGCAAGTACATCAAGGATTGGGATGCCGGAGTAACCCGTCGGTTCCAAGACATTCATAGCCAGTATGCACCGTACAAAGAACTCGGTGATCCACAAGAATTGGCTCAGGCGTATGCCCTGATGCAGATGGTCAATGAAGATCCGCAGAGAGTTTACGACTTGTTAGGACAATCATTGGAGCAGATGCAGGGTGGTGCTCAGGAATTTCAGCAGCAAGAACAACAGCAATACGGGTTGGATGGGGAACTTCCTCCCGTATTTGCAGAAAAGTTCGCAAAAATGGAGCAGACGCTAGAAGCTCTAGCGCAGCACTTCATGAGTAGTGAGGAAACTCGGCAAGCAGAGCAAGAAGATCGAGAACTCGATGACTATCTCGGTATGCTTAAGCAGAAGTATGGCGAGTTTGACGAGGACTGGGTTCTTGCAAAGATGCTAAACGGGCAAGATGGAGAAGAAGCCCTTAAGCAGTATAATGATTGGCTTCAAGGTCAAATTACTAGCCGTATGTCCTCCAAGAGGCCGGTTCCGGTACTTGGTGGCGGTGGATCAGTTCCGCCTAACGGGGTAGATGCGACTAAAATGACGGGTTCACAAGTTCGTGCTCTCGTCGCAGGCATGTTAGAACAAGGTTCCGCAGCCAGTCAATAAGGAGGAAATAATGGCTGCAAACATGACCACGGTCGCAGCCGCCCTGAAGGAAGTTTACGAAGGTCGAATCATTTCACAGTTGAACGACGAAGTCGTTGCTATGAAGAGAATCGAGTCTTCTTCCGAGGGCGTCACCGATACGGTTGGTGGCAAGTATGTCACCTTCCCAATCCGTACTAAGAGGAATCCCGCAATCATGTACCGGGATGAGGAAGGATTACTTGCTCCTCCTGGACAGCAATCCTACGCCGCAGTTCAGGTCAAACTGAAGTACGGATACGGTAGATTCAAGGTTACGGGCCAGGTTATGGAATTGGCTGATACCAATTTCCAAGCCTTCTCATCCATGCTTGACGAGGAAATGAACGGTCTGAAAGACGACCTCGTTAAGGATGAGAACCGTATTGCCTATGGAAATTCCAATGGTAATGCGGTTATGGCTATGATTACCGATACGGCTACAGCTACCGCCCACACAGTTGATAACGTTCAGTATCTTTCTGTTGGGCAGGTTGTGGACGTTCTTGTTGTGGCAACTGGTTCGGCTACGGGTGGTATTGCGAGTGTGGCAGCCACTCCCGTTACGATTACTGCAATTAATACCACGACGAAGACAGTTACGTTCTCTGCTTCGTTTGGTCCGACAACTGCGGGTCACGGTATTTATCGTGCTGGTGATCGTAATGTTGAGCCTACGGGCTTTGCCGCCATTACAAATGCAACTCTCCCGCTGTATGGTTTGGACCCTGCGCTTGAACCTACGTGGGCAGGAAATACCCTTGCAATTGGTGGTGCGCTTGCCGAAACCAACATGATTAAGGCGTGTGACTTGGCACGTACCTTCGGCGGAAAGACTTCGGTTATTTTCACGAGTCTTGGTGTTCGTCGAGCTTACTTCAACTTGCTCACACAGCAGCGTCGATACAACAACACGCAGACATTCGAAGGCGGTTTCGTCGGACTTCCGTTCAACTACGGTACGGAAATTCCGGTTGTTGAAGATGTTGACGCTCCACCTTCGACCATGTTCTTCATGGACGAGAGCAAGATCAAGAAGTATCGCCGCAAGCCTTGGTACTTCGCTGACGATGATGGTGCGGTTCTTAAGTGGGATCGTGACTATGATCGTTGGGAAGGACTCATGAAGTGCTATTGGGAAATTGGGACTTCTATGCGTCGTGCCCATGTTTCCCATACCGGAGTTACTGAGGCTTAAAAATCTCCTGATGCGGGTCAGGAGCCAGGAAGAAAGGGAGGGGGTTCCGTCACCCCCTCCCTTTCTACGTTTAGGAGAAGCATGGATCCGATTTTTTCAGATAGAGGAATAAATAACCTAGTTAATATTGCTCCTGGGGTGGTGGTAGAGCAGGATGTTCTGGGAATTGTGGAATGGATCAGAGATTACGATGAGCGTCTGGATATTCTTTGCCTTGATCCTTCTGATCTTAATTGCAGTCCTAGCGATCCGCCATATATTATCGTAGAACATTGTAGTGATGGTCAGATCAGAATCATCATGCGTTGTTGGACACTTGATGAACGGGTGAAGACAGCTATTATAGCTGCTGACACGCAACGCACAGACGTCCTCGCCGCAATGGATAAGCAGAATCAGCGTGCGAGAGAAGCCCAGGAGCGTCAATTTCAGGATAGTTTGGTAGAGGCACATGATCTTGCCCTCCATATATTCCGAAATCCCAAGACTACCTACCGATTCCGAAATATAGACGGTGAATTGCTTACCTTGGAAGACGACAAGGGTGTGGTGAAGCGTGCAACTGACAGAGATAATTAAACGAGTCCAACGTATTTTTGGAGATGAAGACGAAGTTCAGATCCAAATACAGGATATTATCTCATGGGCATCCGATGGACAGATGGAAATTGCTCGTCAAACTGAATGTCTGACGAAGAACAAAATCTGGGATTGGGATCCTGTTTCAGCTTACTCCTTTGCTCTTCCCGCTGACTTCATTCTCGAAAAGCGTGTGACCTGGACAGACGGTTCTGTCAAAGATAAGCCACTCGGAAAGACAACGCTTGAGCTTATTGACCAGCAAGGATTTAACACCAGTACCCGTCAAGATGGGACTCCCTCCACCTACTATATTTGGTCTGGATTGCTCAACGTTCTTCCGCTTATCAATGCGCCTCACACGCAAGCGGTGAAACTTTGGTACGTTTGTTCTCCTGATCCTCTAGTTCAGATCGCTGACCAGTTGCAAATTCCAATGCATATGCATGAGGACGTAGTTCGCTATTGTCTCATGCGGGCGCGAGAATTGAACGAGGACGTGGAACAAGCCTCTCGTATTGAGGCGGGACTTGCCAATAGGATGATGCAATCTCGTTCTGAGGCTTTTAATCCCTATAAAGATCAATACCCTGTTATTCGTCCTGATCCTGGGGATTGGTGGAATTAATGGTAGTTCCCAACGAAGACAACATGACCATCGAAGGTTTCAAAGGCCTGGATATTTCCGCGCATCCGAGCCTGATTGGGGACAAGTCATTTTCCATCTTGAAGAATCTGGAGGTTGGTACTAACGGAGAAATGTCTCGCCGTCGTGGTTTGTTTATCATGACGGATTTTCGGAACAATGCAGGATGGACCGCTGGTAAGCAGATCGTCTATTTAGGTGGCTACTTCACTGATAACACGGTAATGTACCATGTTATCACGGTAGCCGGAGTTCCATACGTCAGTACAACCTGGCAGCGGGATCAGTTCACCGCTGTATCTGGTCTACCTGCCGGATTCAATTGTATTGGCATGGTTCAATACAATAACATGTGGTATTGGATTTCCTCCACCAACGGAATCTACAAGACAGTAACTCCGAGTGCAACCCCGAGTGCTTCTGCTGTAGCGAATACTCCTAACTGCGCTGCGTTCTTGTTGTTCAAGGAACGTCTGTGGGTTGTTCAAGTTAACGCTAATCAGTTTAGTACGCTCAGTTCTACGATTCAATACAGCGCACCTACCAATCTGGATTCATGGACCGCCACAGATATCGTTAAGATCAGTCCTGGTGATGGCGATGTTATTACAGCCATGCTCCCCTTCTCGGAGAAAATCATTGTCTTTAAGAAGACAAGCATCTGGGCGATCTATCTCCAAGATGGTGCAATTCCTACCGCCGCTACAAGACTTGTTATTCGAGGTAGAGGTGCTATTTCCACTAGAGCGGCCACTATCATTAATAACATCATGTACTTCATCGCTGCGGATGGAATTTGGCGTTCTGATGGAAGCTCGTTCTCGAAAATCTCCCAGCCACTTGATCCGCTATTCGTCCACGGCCCAGCGCTGTATGCTTACGATCAGTTGGATTGGATCGCATATTTCGATGGGAGATTGCACGTTAGACTCTCTACAGCTGCGTCCCCAATTAATCCATATTCCCCTAATCTTACGCTACAGGGTGGATTCTATTACTTGACGATGGATATGCTCACAGGAGCATGGTCAGAGGCCGTCTATCCCTCCCAATCTACGATTGGATATCTGGCTAGACCTACGCTAACTCGAAATCAGACAGATGGCGCAATCATGCAAGTCTTCGGAGGATTTGATCGCCTCTGGATTCGTAGTGAGGATTATTGGATTGACGATGTTGCTGGCGATCATAGTTTCGGTCAGCCGAGTTCTCAGCCAATTCCAGTTACTCTCAGATCAAAGCGATTCGCTGTCTCTCGTCCATCTAGAGTGAAGAGATTGAAGTACGCTGAGTTAGGT